GTGCGTCCGCTTAGAGTACGCATCGGACGGGTCCGTGCTCTTGTAGATCCCGCCGTTCCGGTCATGCAGCACGACCTCAACCAAGTCTTGGATCAAGTTCGTGCAAGACGGGTCGATAATCACCCCAGGCTCGCCATCTGGACTCATGAGCTTGGAACAGACGCTGTTGATCCGCTCGCGTACCGGCGGATTAGCCTTCGGCACCTTGAAGATCATCGGCGCCGGGTAGCCCCTGAAGGCCATGCGCATCATGTCGTAGTCAGACTTCATCGACTGGCTGGACCGCGCAGAGCCAGACGCATCGCCGTAGACCCACAGCTCGCCAGGATGCACAGGAAACATGTTCCTAAACTCTCTGACCATCTCAGGAACGCTTGCCGGATCAAGAGCGATCTCAGCGATTACGTGGATCTTTCCCTTTTGGATCTGACATATCGGCCACGCCATAATGCCTACGTTGAAATCTACACACAAGCACAATGGGAGGAACCTATTATACAGAAGCGGCTCCAGCGATACGTGGATCTCCCGCTTGAACTGCGGGTACGCACGGGTGCCAGCGACCTCGGTGAAGTCCAGCTCCATCTCACGGTTCCAGTCTTGGTCACGCAAGTACGCCTTGCGCTGGCCCGCCACCCACTCCTCTGTCTTCTCAGGGTCATGGCTGTAGTGGACTGGGAGCACAACCCAGCCACGAGGCGATAGGTGCCGAGAAAGCATCTACTTCGCCATCCCGCCGCCCTGTGGACGGAGCTGTCTCTGGTCAAGACCATTCGGCATCATGTCAACGGGCGACCTGCGCGGCATCATCGAAAGGCCGTTTGGCGTACCTTCATATCCGTATCCAGTATTTCTAGCGGACCCGTCGCCCATCTGCGCTCCGCCGCCAATTCCTAGCATCGCCCGCAGATCAGGCGAGCCGCCCTGCCCGCCTCCGCCTCCAAGAATATTCCACGTCATCCCTTCCGGCGGAACCTGCTGCGTCTGCCACGCGGACATGGGCTGGCGATTGTATCCACCGGCCGCTTGAGCTGAACCAGATCCTGTAGGCTGGTTCATTGGACCGCTTTGTGGAACTGCGTAAACAGGCTGCTGTTTGTACCACTCTATAGCTTTTGCTTGACGTGCGCGATCCGTTTCAAAGAACTGCTGCTCTTGCTGAGCAAGCGTGCCAGGAGCAAGCCCATTTTCACGTTCGTACTGTTCCATGTTTGATCGCTTTTCAGCAGCAAGCTGATCTTGACTCGGCATGTCCATGCTCAAACGAGGACCGCCATACTTCTCATTGAATCCCCTGTAGTCAGAAGGCATAGACGCTTTCTGATCTCCATATGGGTTCACTTCCTTCTTGCGAACCACTCCGTTTACTACTCCTGCGCCTGTTGGCTGCTGCGACTGAGGCCCATCGGGCGCCATCCCACCGCCCTGACCACCTTCGTGCATGCGAGGGTCAAACCTGGCGACGCCCTGAGGCCCAGGACGGCCCATGCCGCCGCCGGACGGCTGGTACTGCTGCATCTGAGCAGGACCGCCGATTTGCTGCGGCGGTCGGCGCCTGGGCTGCTGCGGCATGTAGCCACCGCCACCACCGTAACCGCCACCGCCCATGTTCCCACCCGGCTGACCGCCAGCGTTTCCGCCCATCTCATTCCTCCGTGAAGCAGGCGAGCGCAGAGGCCCGCAGCTTCCACTTCGTCTCGTCCATCGCCACAGGAACCGTCGGCTTGAACCCGTCCACGACCTTCAGCGCGTTTTTCCGGGCCGCACGGGCGCGGCGCTCGGAGAAGAACTCGTTCCAGCGGCGTATGACCTCAGACGACTTCGCCGGGTCAAGCATCCACCGCTCCAGCTTCCGGTCGTAGACGATGGTGTCGTTCAGCTCGTTGCGCAGCGCCATGACCGCGCGGCCGTACACGTCCTCAACGCCAGCCTTCTTGGACGCCAAAACAAGCTCGTACGGCGTGATCGTCGGCTGCGCTGACATTAGTTCGCCCTCTTCGTGATTAGATCCTCGACCGCTTCAAGCCGCACCACCAAGTTCGCCACCAGACCAAGCCAGTCTTCGCGGTCGAACAGGCGAAGCGACTCGCGCAGCTCTTTCGAGCGGTCCTTGAACTCTTCCGGCTTGGTGTCAGCAAGTTGGATAGCCATACTCTCTCCATGTCAAGAGAAGCGGACGAAGCCAATCTCACGACAGATTGATGCAATTGGCCCGATGGGTCCGTTGCTCGATGAAACCAGCACCAGCTTTGCTCCCTTTTCCGCGAAAGGTAACGCCGCCGCAACGGCAAGCTCGGCTTGGGGCTGAAACTCGCACTCGTCCATCACCACGATAGACGGCGTATAGGACCGGAAGACGTTCGGACCCTGCGCTACTGCCAAGATCCAACTCCCCGTCCGGTCATACGTCATCCGCCCGACTTGGCCCTCGGAGGTCTTGATCTCCGCGAAGGCACGACGAAGCATCGGCTCCCGCAAATGCTCCTCGATCCACTTGCATCGCTTGTCCACAACAAACGCGGCCTTGTTTTCTGTTTCCGACTGCCACATGATCGCGTGCGCCGCGTGATACCGGGCACTCCATGCGCAGGCCGCAGCCAATCCCCACGAGACAAACATACGTCTTGATTTCGGAATTGCAAGTAGGCGGCACTCCTGAAACGCCGCCAGCAGCTCTTTGAGGTACTGGCGCTCAGGCCACAGGCGCGTCATCTGCGATGCCTCGTCAATCGTCATGACCTGATCGCAGCACCACGCCCACAAGTCCTTGGCGTACCGCCGGTCTATCTGCTCAAGTAGCGCCGCCGCCAGCATGCGCTTGGCGTCGGCCGGAGCCATGCCCTGTGGAACAGCAGCCACTACTTCGTCTCCTGGCGCCGCAGCTTGACAATTGCGATCCACTCTTTAACGTTGGCGACAACTTCACTCGCTGTCGGACTCTTCGTCTTCATCCTCTTCCTCTTCCTTCTCGCCGTACTTCATCTTGTTGCACTTCTCAGCGACGGCAGCGAGCAGCGCGGTGCGCTTGGCCTCGGGCCACTCCTTGATTCCGTTGACGCCGATATCGGCCGCAGCGCGGATCAAGTCTTCCGTGCCCGTCTGCGGCTTCTCAGGCATGACGCCGGACTCGCCGCTACCGATCTTCTCGTCTTCCTCGCCGCCAAATAGCCCCTTGGGCGAGTCATCGAAGGCGTCGCCCATCTTGTGCGACTTCTTCTTGCCACCAACGCCGATCAAGACGATCATCGAGCCTTTACCCTTCGGCATTCTTTAGTCTCCTTTGACCGCGCTTGCGGCCGACGCCAAGATGCTTGCGAGCCAGCCGCTGCCACCGCTTCTTGCGCTTTAGGTAGCTTGCGGCGTACATGCGAATCGTGCCGAGCGCCGCACCACCGTTTCGTGCTGATATAACGCTGTCTCTGAGGTAGATGTCTCGCGTCTTGGCGCAGTATCGCACCTGCTTTACGAGATGCTCGCCTTGCGAATCGAGTTTAGACACTTGTGGCCGTCCCAAGACTACCTTCCTTAGCTCATGCCTGTCAAGTGGCGTCATTGTACGTCGTCCTTGTAGTCCTTAAACTGATTCCACTTAGGGAGATAGACGAGCTTGCACTCGCCAAGCGGGCCGTTCCGTTGCTTGAGTACGTTAGCCGTGACGATCCTGGCTTCGCCGTCATCTGTGGTGGACAGGCCAATTACCGTGTCGGCGTCCTGCTCGATGGCCCCGGACTCTCTGAGGTCCGACAATGCAGGCTTCTGATCCTGGCGGTGCTCGATGGAGCGGTTGAGCTGACAGGCCACCAGCATGGGCAAGCCCATGTCCGTGGCTATGTCCTTCAGGCCCGACGAGACGACGGCGACCTCCTGCTCGCGGGAGCCGACGCGGACGTGCGGCCGGATTCGTTGCAGGTAGTCCACGATAATCAGGTCGATCCCACCCATCAGGTCAAGCTGGCGGCAGCGCGACCGGATCTTCATGGCGTCGCGGCTGCGGGCGTCGATCCACAGCTTGTAGCCGCGAGTCTCGTCAGCGGCCCGCACAAGATCGCGGATCTCCTCGTCCGTGACCTGAGCCGACTGCACACGCCAGTTGTCAACCTTGGCCTGATGCGCCAGAACCCTGCCAACGATAGATTCCCGCGTCATTTCGGCAGAGAACATCACAACCCGGC